CTCACGCTGGCGCTTCGCTTCGTGAGAAGGCGACCTACTATCTGCCGCAGCTGGCCCACTACGCGCACATCATGCGGACGGATCACTGCATGTTCTCAATTATCAAGGGCAATGCCGAGCCAGAGTTCGGTCGTGTTGATATCCCGGCTGAGTACACCGAGCAGCTGATCAACATGGAGAAGGCGTTCTACTGGCACATCGAGAACAACATTCCGCCCGAGGCAACTCCGGTGATTAGTCAAGAAGTCGCAGCCAAGACGGCGAAGATCATCTCGATTGGTGGGCTGAAGCCCTACGACATGACGGAATCCAACGAGTGGGGCGATGCTGCGGTGACGTGGCTCACGACCCGCGCGGAGGCCAAGGCTAACGCCGACAAGGCCAAGCAACTGAAGGAGATGATGCCCTTCGACGCGAGCGAAGCGACCGGCCACGGGGTCGTGATCACACGCAACAAGGCCGGGGCATTGAGCCTTCGCGCAGCGAAGGACTGATATCCAACACAGCCGAGAGTAAGTGAGAGACAAAATAGTTTGTCTCTCAAAGCCGAGGGAGAATGAGATGCAAGATGCTTTCAAGCTGCATAGAAAGGATGACCTCGACACATCAATCGAGGCAGCAAAGCTGATACATCCAAATCTTAGCACGCTTCAGTTGTTGGTGCTTGAGTACGCCATCAAGTGTGGACCTTATGGATTCACGGACCAGGATCTAGGCGACTACTTCGACAATCATGGATCTACCTATAGGTCGCGTCGCTCTGAACTTACAGCTGATGGCATCATCATCCATTCAGGAGCGACAAACCGTTTGAAGTCTGGACGCCAAGCGGTTGTCTGGGTATACTACAAGTACCACCAGCCACTTGTACCAGAGGATGATGGTCAGCCAGACGAGGCCCAGGAATGGGCAGACTTTGACCCTGAGTGTTAACCCGACCCGATGCGCTCACGCCCCTTCCTTCGTCGGGGGGCGTGGTCGCCTCGGCCCGACAGGAGAGAGAGATGATGAATATCTATCAGCGGCTCGCAGCCGTGATGAACGAAGTCGATTATGTTCAGAAGGAGAAGAAGCAGGGGATGCGCTACAGCATCGTGACCCATGATGCGGTCACTGCGAAGGTGCGTCCGGTTCTTCTCAAGAACGGTATCGTCTATCACCCAATCAACATCCACCACCAGCAGACCGGCAACCGCACTGAGGTTGGGCTGGTCGTTCGGTTCGTGAACGTCGATGATCCCGAGGACTTCTTCGACGTGCCGTCGCTTGGCTATGGCATCGACGATCAGGACAAGGGGCCGGGCAAGGCAATCAGTTACGCCGTGAAGTACGCTCTGCTCAAGACACTGGGCATGGAGACAGGCGACGATCCCGACCTCGACCAGGATGTAACACACAAGCATCCCGATGTTGAGAAGATCAAGGGTATCGGAGAGGAGTTGCGTTTGGAGACGACACTCTCTGGTCTGGATGCAGCGCTCGCCGTGCATCGTGAGTTTCTGTCTGCGTCCAACACAAAGTTTCCTGCCGCCGTTGCTCTGGTTAGACAGATCTACCAGCAGCGGAAGAAGGAACTCAGCTAGGGCGTCCACTCTCCACCGAGGTGAGGGGTGGCATCTAGGAATTGAGGCTCTGACGGTGTGGAACGCCCGCACCATTGACCGCATCAGGGCCAACCACCCCACCACATGTTAACGAAAGTCGATTTTTTCGACATATGGAGGACGATATGTACGCCAAGATGACACTTATCGGGAATGTCGGTCGTGACCCAGAGGTCAAGACCAGCCCGAGTGGAGTTAAGTTTGCTCGCTTCGTGGTCGCCATCAACAAGGTGAGCAAGGGCGAGAAGATCACACAGTGGATCGACGTCGTGGTCTTCAATGAGAAGACGTGCGATGTAGTCGAGAGCTACATCCGCAAGGGCACCAAGGTCTTTGTCGAGGGCGAGCCGACGGTTCGTGCCTATGCTGCCAAGACTGGCGAGGCCAAGGCCCAGCTGGAACTGGTGGTCGGTAAGTTCGACGGTAAGATCCTTATGCTCTCAAGCAAGGAGGATGGGCCACAGGCGCAGACAACTACGTCTCGGTACTCGACTGCAACCGGACTGGCGGCTGACCTGGACGACGATTCTATCCCCTTCTGACAGTCCTCCCTGAAGCGGCTGACATGCCCGCTTCCAACTTGCGGGTCGCTTGGCAACAGGCGACCCGTTTCTTTTTCATGGAGACATCAATGAACGATCTGTACGAGAAGATCACCGACCAGCTGCTGGCTTCAGTCGATGATGCTGGTGAGTGGAAGCCTTCCTGGAGACGTGGCAGCAACGCCCTGCCCTACAACTGGACCACAACCAAGCCGTATCGTGGCATTAACATCATGATGTGCTGGGCCAGCGCCTATGTGAATGGGTTCTCGACCAGCCAGTGGGCGACGTTCAAGCAGTGGGGTTCGGTCGGCGGCAGAATCAAGCGCGGCTCTAAGGGCACGACGATCATCTACTACAACATCACCGAGCGCATGATCGACGGCAAGAAGGTCGAGATCCCAGTGATGAAGGCAAGCACCGTTTTCAACATGGATCAAGTCGATGGTGTTGAATTGCCACCGCCGCCAGTGCCACTGACCGAAGAGCAGCGCATCTTCAACTGCGAGTCACGGCTCATACACTTCAAGCGGCAGGGCATGGATCTCCAGCACAAGGGAGACCGTGCATTCTATCGGCCATCCACAGACATGGTGCAGATGCCAGAGTTCCGCGAGTTCTTCTCAGCGGAACACTACTACGCCACTGCATTCCATGAGGCTGTGCATTGGACAGGCCACAAGTCCAGACTGAATAGGTTCGCACGCGACCTGATGCCCGATCTCAAGGGCGAGGATGTGCGTGATGAATATGCCAAGGAAGAACTTGTCGCTGAACTGGGCGCTGCATTCCTGTGTGCTGAACTTGGTATCGAGAATGCAGTGCGCGATGACCACGCTGCCTACATCAAGGTGTGGTATCAGCGCCTCAAGTCCGACAAGAAACTTATCATCCAGGCTGCAAGCGCAGCATCGAGGGCAGTTGACTTTCTCAATCAACCCCTCGAAAATGTAAAGAATGAGGAGGCAGCATGATTGAAAGACGGCTAGGAATCATCACAATCGTAATGCTTGTGATGTATCTATCCCTAGGACTGGTGCTGCTTATCATAGATAGGGACACGCCGCCCTGTCGAGAAATCGGACTGAATCCGGTGGAGTTTACGGCGCTTACTAACATGCTCCTGCGGGAGAACAATCTGATGAAGGAAACAAAATGAGCTATGTGATCGAAGACAATGTGCCGGTTCGTGGTCGCGTCACCACCCGTGAGAATATGAGCGAGCTGACCCAGACCATCTCCGCTCTTGAGGTTGGTCAGTCGTTCGTGGTGCACGATCGCTCCAAGGGTACGGTTCGCCGCGCCGTGAACCTGACGCAGAAGCGTCTGGATCGTCGGTACTCGACCCGCACTCAGGCCACGGCAGAGTACGGCGACGTCCTGCGCGTCTGGCGCATTGCCTAATCCTTGACGCACACCGTCAAGGTTCCGCTGCTCGGTGTGATGGTGGAGGTTAGCTACCTCTACCATCCGCCGATACCGGAACGTCCAGCTAGCTATGCCTCGGGCGGCGAACCTGGAGAAGGCCACTGGGCCGAAATCTCTGACGTCAAACTGAATGGCGTCTCAATCGAACTCGATGATCTTTACTTTCGTGAGGGAACTGGGACCATCGCGGTCCTTCAGTATCTTGCTGAAATGGTAGCCGACGCGCACTTGCTGAACGACGGCTGGTAACAACAGAACTGGAGAATGTGACAATGGAAATCACAGTTGAAAGTAACAGCTCGGACGATGAGAATCGAGTAATCGTTCCGGCATTCAAGAATGTTCTCAGTCTTCTGATTGAAGACGAGGAAGTCAAGCCTTGGATGACCATGGTGATTCTCGCCAACGCGCTCAGTGCCTGTCTCTATAAGATGAGAGACGGAGTGCAGAGCGATATGCTGGATTACTTCTTTGAAACGCTCACACAGTCAATCGAAGGGAACGCAGCGCTCGCGGACGCACTCGCCAAATCGAGAACTGGACGACCCCACTAGCAGCGCAGTCGAGCATGTGGCATGGCTTATCGCTACGAAACAATCGAAGCGACAAGCCATGTACGCAATCGGCAAACCCTACAAACGCGACACCACATGGGCGCATGTTGTTCTAGCCTATTCGATCCACGCGATCAGGATGGAGGAAATCAATGGCCGAGAAAAAGAGAACGAACTTCCTAGCTTGGACTGCTGAGGAAGATAAGATACTGGCAGACGGCGTAGCCGCTGGCAAAACCACCTACGAAATCGCAGAGCTTCTGCCGCATCGTACTAGAGAGGGGGTTCGCCATCGAAAGGTGCACCTCAACCTACGAGGCAAGCCGCAAGTCCACAATGCTCTTAAATGGAAAGAAGAGGAGGACGCCATAATTCGGCAGGGCGCTGCTGAAAACTGGCCGATGGAAAAGTATCTTGAAGCTCTGCAAAACAGAACTCAAAACGCAATCTACTATAGAGCGAAAGCCCTAGAACTCCCGCCGATCAAAGTCAAATATCACGAGACAAGATCGGCTGAGTTCCTGCGCAAGCGCCAACAGATCAACCGCCCTAAGCAATGGGACGAGATGATGGCTGACTGGGCAGAGCGCAAGTGCCTAACGTGCGGAGTCATGTTCATGTCCTGGGGCAAGGGCAACCGCCTGTGCATCGCGCATCGCGCAATGTCTATGGGGATGGACTGATGACAGAAGAGATGTGGCACGTCGTTCCACTGAATGATCTTCGTGATCATGAGACATCTCACAAGTGCTGGTGCAAACCCTATAAGGACGATGGCGTTTGGATCCATCGTTCTTTGGATCATCGCAATGAATACGAAGAAGGGAGACCAATGTCGTGATTGATATCCTCGAACGAATCGATGGTCATCTTTTAGATGACGATGCCGAGCGCCGTCACTGGAATGCAGACGCCCTGCTCGAAGACGCAGCCGTCGAGATCGAGCAGCTGCGCGAGCGGCTTGAGCGTTGGAAGGACATCCATCTTGAGAAAGAGCGACTGACCCTGGAGGTCGAACTTCTCAAGAAGACCATCAAGAAGGCCAATGCAGCCAACTCACGACTGGCTCAGTACAATCATGAGATCAGCAAAGTAAACAAAGAGTTGATGGACGAGATAGCTAGCGCCAGAGCAGAGATACGTGACATGAATGTCAGGATTGACTGGCTGCGGCAGAGTCCATAGAGAGGAAAAGCTCCTTCTCAGCTGCTCGACGGGTAGCAAGGCCACGAACCTTGCTACCTTTCGAGAAGACCCAGCGATCAAACTGATCGGCAGCACCTTTATAGTCGCCAGCATTGAGCTTGCGTAGCAGAGTAGAGGTGCTGAACGCAGCAAATCCTATGTTGTAAATGAGCGCAGCCAAAGCGCCAGTCTGCTCACGGGTGAGCGGAACCTCCACCACCTTCTGCATCTTGGTCTCGATAGAGTCGAGGTCTCCCACCATCTGTGTGGTGGCCTCGCCTTCAGTAACCCGAAGACTCTCCCAGATCCTGCGCTTCTTGCCATCCGGTCCCCACATCGTAGAGCCATAGCCGATAGTCAGCTTGCCAGCAGGACAAGTGTAGGGATGCTCAGAGAATCCCTCAAACTTTTTCACAAGGTCGATAGCGCGCTGGTCGATCACTTCTTTAGTGCTCCAAGAATTGCGGGTGCCGTCTTCTCGACGCTCCTGCCGATAACATAACCACCAAGACCAAGCTCAACAATATCCCAGAGCTTCAGATACTCAGCCTCGCCAAGGTTGGGAGCGGCCCAGCCGAACCAACGGGCCACGATCAGGATGGTAAAGGTGAGCATGACCAGCGGACGCCAGGATGACGTGAGCCAGTTCTCGCTGCTCGCTTCAGTCTTCACGATATCAGCGCCAGCCATCTTCAGCTGCTGCTCATTGGCCATAATGGCCAGCATGATCTCAGTCTGACGCTTCTGCGCCTCGGCAGGATCAGGAAACCATGACTTGAACAGGTCGCCAATCACCGGCATCAGCACTGGTAGCAGTGTTGCAAGCATCAGTGCCTCACAAGTTTGATGAGGGCGTCAGCGATCCACGTCAGGATTCCGCCCAGCAACAGCATGACCATCGCCACGCCACGCCAGCGCTCGAAGATCCGGTCAAGCCGGTCAACCTTCTGCTCCATCAGCGATGACCGTGCGATAATCTGGTCGACCTTCTCTTCGAGACGGCCTATGTCGCGCATCAGTTCCGTATCCATCTTAGCAGTTCCATGCTTTGAGGGATTTGTTGATGCGACTGTTAGGATCTCGCGCTGTCTTCTCTGATGTCAGCTTCTTCTTCATGCCCTCCATCCGAGCGCAGAAAGACTTACGCCGACCAGCGTCCTCCTTGGTCTTGGGATTGGGGGCAGGAGCCTTGAGTCCCGGCTTGCCGGGGTTCGCTGCATTGTAAGACGCGCGACCCTTGGCGTTCAGGCCACCCTTGGGGTCTTTGCCTTCCTTGCGGGTCCAGGCTGGAGATTTCGCCATCTCACTTCCCCCTAAACGGCTTGACCTTGGCGGCAATAGCCTTGGGTTGCTTCACATACTGCTCGCCACGAGCTTTGCCAGCACGCTTGGCAGCAGTGGTAGCTGCGTATTCCGACGCCGACAAGGCACCGATTGCCTTGGCCGGGAGGTATCGCTCGCCAGTCTCGGACGACGGCTTGCCAGACTTGGTGCGCCAGTCCTGCTTTGTCCAATCCAGCAGGCTTTTCTGAGGGGGCCTCATTTGTATCCACCTCCCTTTGCCTTGTACTGCTTGGCCAGCAGCTGCGCCTTACGCGCAGACCACTGACCAGCAGCCGTTCCCTGCACGGCAGAGCCTTTGATCTTGTCAAAGAGGGTCTTGCGCATCTCAGGCTTAGTATAGTTACCAGCCTGATTCACCTTTGACGGAGGCTTTGCCATGACTTGATCCTTAGTAACCGCCCTTCATCATCTTGCCTTTGGCCGCAGCCTTTGCCGTGGCAGGCTTCATGCCCTTCGCAGCAGGGGCCGGGGGCTTGCCCTTGGACTTCGGCATAGACTTCGCGGGCTTCTTCATCATCCCAGGCATGTCATCATTCCTTCTAGTTGGATGCAAGATCCTTGGGCATTGCCCTCTCGATCTTGTTCTTCAGCAGCAGACGCACCTCATCCGCTGTGCGAGTCCTGCCAGTGGAGATGTCAATGAATATACTCCGGTTATTTTTCCACGCAGCTTTTTCTACAAGGTTGGTCGATAGCTGGCCGGGGTCCAATTCATGACCAGAGATGAATCGAATACCGCCCGCAGCACCAAGCAAGTGAGCGATATACAAATCTGTCTCATCAGTCTTTCTTCCCAGACTTTTTTCAAGAATTTTTCTGTTTTGATTTGTATAGAACACAGCGGCTTGCGTTGATTTCTCTACATCAAACCTATCGTTTGGACCCCAAGTCTCACCCATTTGAGCAACCACTGCTTTCCATGTGGACTTAAGGAACTGATGCGGACCAGCTGCACCACTCTTAGGATTCACAACTGTGCGTCTGCCGTTTGATTCAATTTGCTGCATAGCAAGGATGTATTTTCTCATCCTTGGTGCGGCGATAACAACCTTCGGCGGCTGCTGTGTTGGAACTTCGGGCTTAGGTTTAGGCTGAGGCGCAACCGCTTCCGACTGGGCCTTCGGTTCAGTGGGCGGAAGCTCTGGCAATGGTGGCGCAGCTGCGCGCGCAGGGCGAACAGCAGGCTCTCTGGCAGCAGGATCACCCTCCGGTCGATCAATGACCGTCCACTTAGCCTGATCCCTCCTACCCGGCTCACCTTCAGGCTGACGCAGCGTCCAAGCGGTTTGATCACGGGCTCCTGCATTGCCCATTGGCGCTGGTGCTTCCGGCCTAGCGGGGAGCGTCGGCTGATCCCTTCGCCCAGAGTCGCCTTGTGGCTGCGGCGGACGCGCTACTTCAGACCAAGCGGCCTGATCACGGGCACCAGGATTTCCTTCTGGCGAACGAACGGCTGGAGTGGCTTGAGCAGCAGCCGCAGGCTGTGGCATCGGCTCGACAAACGGCAGTTCAGGAAGCACAGGAGGTTCAGCCGGGATAGGCATTTGCATTGCAGGCTCCACAGCAGGGAGCTCTGGCAATGGCGGCGCAGGCGCGCGAGCAGGCAGAGTCGGCTGATCCCGAGCCCCAGGATTTCCCTCGACAATCGGCGCAGCTGGAGCAGCAACAGTCGGAGTCGTTCGCTTTACGCTAAGCGGTGCAGCTGCCGGTTCCCAGCGGTATGGATATACACCAGTATCATCGCCCACATCATCATAGGTAGATCCGGCAATACTCTGGAACTCACTAAGAGTCCTGAGATCCGTGCCGTTTGGATTACTCTTGCCAAATACTGGCTCGATAACCTCATCACCTAGGTATTTAAGAAGAGGCTTAACAAGCAAATGATTTGCAAATGGCAGATTCCTGCGTATCTGTGCGTATCTTTCATCAATACCGTAGTCAGGATTAAACAGCGCATCAAAAACGCTTGCAATTAATCCCGGCGCTGGGCCAGCAACCGCGCCAATTTTCTGCGGTATGGTAGGCGGCTTGCCAGTCGGACTCTCAAGGCCAAGCGCCGAGCGCGGACCGGCGTCCAAGAGGATGTCAGCCACTCGACCGGGGGCTTCCAACCATCCAGCAATACCAGAACGTGAGAAAGCGTCGTAAAGTTTCTCAGTCGTTGACTTCTTTTCCCAGACCACATCGTTACTCTTAGCCCAATTAGACAGATAAGACAGGCCAAAGAGAGCAAGCATGCCAGTAACAGCAGCCTTCTCGCGTCCAGTAGCAACTGACTGAGCCATCTTCGTAGCAAAAGAAAACGGAAAGGCCATGAACTGCGTGGGAAGCGTAAGCAGAGGCGTACCACCGCGAGACTGCGCAGCCTGAGATCCCTGAATCTGGCCAATCTCTACGCGCCTTGTTTTCATCTCAGCGAGAATAGCATCCATCTGCGCCCTTACAGCAGGATCGGCTTGCTGTGGCGAAAGATCGTTCAACTGCTGACGCAGATCATTAAGCTCAGATCGTTTTGAATTGAGTTCACGTTCAATAGTGCGTCGAGTCGCGCGCTTATAAATCACGCCGTCAAGAATACCGGGGCGATCCATTAGACCTGGAGTAGTTACACTCTGACGAATCCTACCCTGCAACGCACCAAGGAATTTTTCCTTAGCAATCTGGCCTTCTTTTCCAGACCACTCAGCAATGTTTGTCAGGTGTAGCTTGCCTGAGTCTGTCTTGGTGTGAGGCATCTTTGCAATAAGCAAAGCATCAGCTCGGTTGATACCAAAGCTAGCCAGCTGCGCCGCGATCTTTGGATCAGGCTCCTGCCCCTTGGTTATCTTAGCTGCCATATACAGGCAGTCTTTGATGATTACATGAGCGCCAACCAGAGAGGAGAATTGCTTCATAGCAACTGTCCAGGGAGACAGAAGATTAGCAATGTAGTATGGGCCCTGAAGACCCTCTATTCCGCGAACGACAATGTTGCCATCACGACGAAGCACACTCTCAGTGCCGCCATTGAACCTTTGCATAGCAGAGCCAAGGATAATATCCAGTGCTTCGCCTACAGCAGGAGCGTATCGCTGCTGAATCTTAATGTCTTTCAGATCGTGCTGAAGATAAGATGCAAAACCGTGGAATACATTCCGAGGGCCGAGCGTACCAAGAATGCGAGCAGAGTCGCCGAACGCAGCAAAGATCACCTGCCCCATATAAGCAAGAGATGTATATCCGCGAGCAATGCGAGAGCCGGTCTTGGTAATTTCAAGCGGATCAAACACTCCATAGTTTCCAAGAACACGATCACGCATGTCCTCAAAAAGCTGGATAGTGTCATCGTAGGTTTTCTGAGCAGCTTCTCTATTTGGTTCATTAAGAAGTTTCATGTTCAGATACTGACGAATCTCATCAAGTTTCTGAGACATGCGGTAGTCGCCAAATTTCCTAGTGATCTCCAGCGCAGGGATCACCTTCTGCAAGTAGGCCCGAAGAACCAACTGAGAATCAAGCTCAACAAAATCACCTAGCTCAAGAAGCGAGCCAGGAATTTCACGCTGCTTAAGGTAAGCGGCCTGAGATACGCCAACTGTAGGGACGCCTTCATTCTCCCCAAGGATACTTTTAACAGCAGCTTTTGCTGAGCCTTGAGGATCAAGGTTGCCCTCGCGAATGAAGATGTCCGTGACAATCTGTTCAAACTCCTCACGACGATCACGTATCACATCAAGACGATACACATGAGGGAAGTAGGACGGAGCACCACTGACCTGTCGCGGATTTAAGGATAGATCAGAAAGTCGAGTCTCTGCCGTGATCAATCGATTCTGATGATCAGCAAGCTGCGTGGAGACGCGAAGAATCGTAGCCTCAAGCCATGAACGTGCACGCGCTGACATCCTTGTATTTGCAAGTCTATCAGCTTGCGCCTCAAGAAAGTTCTCAGTCTTATCAATCATGTTGTTGAGGTGCGCAATGTCCTTGCGAACACTAACAATGTCCTCGTAAAGACCATGCGTTCGCGCATACTCATCAATCTCATTGAGCATCTTTCTGTGCATATCAGCAACAGCGTGCATCTCAGGAGTAATGTCCATGCCTTTGTAGTTTGGAAGGCCGGGATGCTCGGTCGCTACACCAACAAGTTCTCTGAATGTACGTTCGTCAACCTTCCCATCTCGTAGATATTTTCCAAAGACAGGCGCATTGGCAAGTGAGTTCTTGATTGCCGTTATCGTTCGCATTCCAGTTGGAACACTGCCGGAAAGATACTCAGCATATTTCTCATTGAGTACATTTTGCATGTCATAAATGTACTTGCCCATAGTGCGGCCAGCACTAAGGAATGCACTATCAGGACTCTCTTTGTTAGCACGGTTACCAGCATTAAGAGAGCCATGATCTCCAGCGATAGTCAGGAGATTGTCCCAAAGAAAAGTGTCATTGCCAAAGATTTTTGCGGCTATGGCGTTTGCAGAACCCGGCTGACCAATGCGAGCAAACGCCTGCATTGCAACGCCAAGAGGCTGACGTGCAGCGCGCACTTGCTTGAACGCCTCAACGGTGAGACGCCCATCATAAGCCTCGGCAGTTTCATTAAGCATGCGCGGATTAACCTTCTCCTGCATTGCGCGCAGAATATTGAAGCTCATCCACTCAGCTGGTTTTAAGAAAGCATCATCAGGCAGTGGCGCATTGCCAAGTGTCCAGGGCTTGTCATTGAACGACAGCTTGATCGCCGCCTCATCAACAAGCAGCCGCTCAGGAATCAGTGGGCTTGTGCCAGTGGCTGGTGTCTCAGGTATCCACCGCACGAATGGATTGGCCTGCCCGAACGGAGCAATCGGCATGTTTGCATTAGCCTGATAGCCCTGCTGGAACGGACCCTGCGGCCATATCACGCCAAGCTCGATGTCACGAATCTGTCCATCGAGATCAATCGTCTTGGGAACTGCAATACCTTCGGCTTCCGAATGGCGGCCAAAGTACATATTGGCAAAGTTATCAAGACTACTATTAGGAGCAGCGCCCTGTATTGTAGCGCGCGCACCAATCTTTCCTACCCCGCCGCCAATCAGGCCGCCAAACAACACAGCGCCAGCAACGTTTTCGCCAACCTCACCCCATGTTTTATTGGCGTTCAACTGCTTACCAAATGCCTCCGTGCCGAACGCAATGGCTCCAGTTGACGCCGCGCCAATACCAAATCCACGCACAAGACCCATACCTTTTGTGATCGGTATCGGTATGTAGGTAGTCGGATCTAGCGGAGATACCGCAACATCAGCAAGCAGATTAGTGAGCCATCCATCCTGACTTCTATTGGCTACAGATCCACGATAATCATCGATAGACTGCTTGATGTAGTTGAACTCGCCTTCTGAAGTAGCGCCAGCAAACTGTTGGAATGCGTCCTGATATTGGGCGGGAAGCTGCTTGAATGAATTGTACCAATCAAAATTAGGATCAACGCTTTCTCTCGGCTCTTGCGCAGCACGAATAGAATCGCCGATGTATCCTACATTCAGACTGTCTTCCATAGAGTCAAAGAAGTTACGCTCATCACTCTTGGGGATAATGGGCGCAAACGGAGTGTAGGTGTATGGGCGCTCTCTGTACATTTAGTTACCCCCCTGACTCGGAGTTGTGTTTGCAGTCGCGCCAACTTCAATGGCAAACCTATCATTCGCTCGCTTAACTGCATCATCTCGCTTTTGCCTATAGACAGACATAAGCTGAGGACTAGGAGATATGCCAGTAGAAGCCAGGACAGAAACTCCACGCATATACTCAGCTTCAGCATTTGCTATTTCAGCATCGAGTCTTTCTTGCGCTGTGAAGTCCTGCATCCTTACCTCGGGAAGCTGTAGTTTTGCTATGGTAATCTTGTGCGTTGTGTTTCCAGCACGATCAAGATAAGAGAATGTATACGCCGGATTTCCTGGCGTAGACATTGGGGACTTCATAACGCGAACTGACTTGCCAAGTTCAGCTGCAAAATTGATATCAATGGATGGGAAGTTTGTCTTCATGTATTTGTTAAGCGCTATCGGATTCATATTCTGCATGAACGCCTTATCCCCAACTCCCCCATCAAAAGCAGGATTTGGTTCGTACTCATCTTTAATAGACGTCGTAGCCATGCTGATTGCATCCTCAGCACTAAAGCCTTGAGCAAGGATGTCGTACATATCATCAAACTCGCGACGAATGTATATCGGAACAGCGCGTTCTTCTGGGATACCGAACTGCTCTCTGATAAGTGAATCGGCCTGTTTGTTGTAATTAGGAATCCTAGACCGAACCTCCGCAGAAGTAAGTGGATTCACTCCAGACGCGACGATGCGCACGGCTTCCGCCACAACACTGGGACCTGTGCCGCGAAATTTTGCAGTAGCCGAAATGAAATCAAGAACATTCTTGGTGCGTGTATCAAGCTGACTGATGACAACAGCGCCCTGATTGAGCACTTCACCTGGCCTCGAAGGATCACGCCGCGCCAACTGCTTAAGATCAGCATAGAAATTTGCAGCCTGAAATAGTACGCCGCCACCCTCCTGCGGATCTAGATTCGTAGTACGAGATGCCATGTCGAGCCAAGTCTTTGCCTTCTTTGGAACATGCCCAGTTCTTGCAATGAACTCTGACATGGCGTTCTGGCCATCCATCGTATTCATATCGAATGCGTTTGCCGCTGTGTCGAGCCGGTCTTTTGCGTCTTGAGAATTTACACCGGTGCCATGCTCGGCAGCGAACAGAAGCTCATCATTGATCTTCTGCTGCGCAGCCTCCGCTCCACGCCTCACTCGCTCACGGTCACGGTCACCAAGTTCTGCATTGGTCGTGTATCCGAGTGTGTTTCGCAGCGCGTCTTGATCTGGCATTGCATCAAGAAACTCCTGACGATTGAATGAGAACTGTCCAATAACAAGCCTCTCGTCATCAGCCACATTGCCACGGATCATGCGATCAAGAAGTTCAAGTTGC